CAGCAAATCTCATCGTAGTAGTAATATTCTCTGTATATATAGCAGAATTGTTTTCATGTTCAAAAACTTCAACTTTATCCACCCAACATCTCCCTTCAGATTGTTCTGAAATAAAGTCATTGCTTACTTTAAAGCAATATTGAGCAAATTTTTCGATACCAACTCCATCCATTACTCGTAAATCTAATACTCCGGCATCAGCGAGGCCTTTAAAACTATCAATATAAGGATCATTTTTATCTATAACTGTAATGTGATCAAATTGATCCTTAAGAAGCTTTTTTAAGTGACCGAGACTGCCGAAATCTACTACCCAATTGTTCTCATCTAACTGGTTAGCTTTAAACCAAAACTTAGCTGTTAGTCTATAACCGTGTAGATATCTACAGTGAGATTCTGCATTAGGTTGCCGAAAAGCACAGCTACCAAGTTCAAGAATTTTCGTACTAATAAAACTCATATATTTATTATATATTAAAAACTCTCTTTATCAAGTTATATTTTACTCTTTATATATACTCCTTAATTTTATCAGCTATTATTTTAGCGCCTATTTCGTTTGGATGACCATATTCATCATTAGCCCACCCGTTAGTCTTAAACTGTTCTGTATTAAAATCATTTTCATATATATATCTAACATTATAAAAATTTGTTCTATGGAAACCACGTCTTAAATCTAATAAGTCTCTATAAAAAGCTGACGTAAAAAATCTAACGCAAATATAAAACCAATACTCAAGTGGATCATTTTTTTCAATATCCGTAATATCACTATTACCAAATTCATAAATGAGAGGGTATTTAGTTTCTTCATACCGTAAAAGTATAATTTTAGTTATCGGGGTTGGACTCCGGGAATTCCAAGTCCCATGAGACTTTGCTTGGCTGCGGTAATGATTACAAATTATATTAATATGTTTTTGTACATCACCTACTACATCCATAGGTGTTTTCGAAAATCCATCGTCGCTTAATCCTGCATATTGTAACTGTCTAATCGGAGATGGTATTTGATATATATAATGTGTTAACATTATATCGTTGTTTTCATATAAAAAATCTTTTAATGTAAGACATTCAATCGCAGAATTTGGTGATGCGATATTATATACATCTCCAGGTAAAAAATCACAATAAGAAGTTCGAGTAGATATAGTCTTTGCTGAATGAGAGCACCCATTATTTAATATACAATATTTCACGCTAACTACCAAAAAGGATATATATTAGGATCATCAGGCTTGTTTTTTACTTTTTTAATTTTACAATAAAGCCACTGCTTTAATTGCGCATATCTAATTCTAATTTTAAACCATATCTTTCTCATAAATATTCTTTAACTTTACTCGCTATAAGTCTCGCTCCGGCTTCATTAGGGTGGCGACGGTCATTTGCTAACCCATGCTCGGCAAACCAATTGGTATTAAAGGTATGTTCATATATATACGTAACATTATTATCATCACAGTACTTACGTACATCATTTTTATAAAAATCTTTACTAAATTCCATTATTACTCCATTATTTTCATGTGAATGTGTATATTTTAATAGTATAATTTTTATATCCGGCCATTTCTCCCGGACCATGGTTACGCTTTCATGGATTGAACTTAATGCCTTTGTTACGTATTTTTCTAAATTAGATGATTGTGCTGCAACATTGCTCTGATAAAGATTTTCTATAATCCTCCCACGCCTCACGTAAACCTATAGGCGCCTTTAAAAAATCTTCATAATTTAATGTTGTATGGATGACTTGCCGACATAATGACGGCAGCTGATAAATAAAATGTGTTAACTTAAGATCTGCTGGGATCGAGTTACGCTGACCTGGACCCGGTGATGGTACCGTCGGTTCAAAATTGTCCTGAAATGTATATAGGTTCTTACGGTGGGTGCGCCCAGTATCAACGTCATTAATAAAACTAGCTAATCTATCTGATTCAATACCTGTACCACCCATCGCAATATTATATATTTTTCCAGATAAGTATTTACAATACGTAGTCCAATTCCATGATTTTGAGCGTGCCACGACTTTTGGGGGCCGATTACGTCGGCCAAATTGGTCACGTTCACTTAATATATGGTCCTCACCGATTTTATCGCCATATCGATGCGAAGACCAATCTGCAGAAAAAGAACAACCATTATTTAAAATAACATAATCCACATAATTATTTAATTAGTTGATTTATAATTCAATTATATTATAATGATTCATATGAATGAGGTTTTACTTCAATACGCCAATCAAAATCGACCTAGAACTCGAGAAGAAAAAGAAAATATTATTAATAGCGCTGCAAAGGCGTACGAGGGATATATGGATGCCTTAGGGTTCGACTGGAGAAACGATCCTAATAGCGCAGACACACCGAGACGGGTGGCAAAAGCATTTGTCAATGACCTAGCGGAAGGGTGTTATAACGAGCCTCCTAAAATAACAGCGTTTGATAACGTCGATAAGTACGATGGTTTAGTTTTTCAAGGTAATATTACAGTACATTCTTTTTGCTCTCATCATCACTTACCATTTGTCGGTTTTGCTCATGTATCTTATATACCTGGTAAAGAAGGAAAGGTTATCGGACTCAGTAAGTTGAATAGAATCGTTGAATGGTTTGCGCGTAGGCCACAAGTACAAGAGAATTTAACTATGCAAATTCATAAACACATTGATCTTGTGGCTGAACAAAATAAAGGAGTTGCGGTTCTAGTAGAAGCAGATCATATGTGTGCGTGTGTTAGAGGAGTTAAGCACAATAGTACAATGAAAACTGCTAGAATGTCAGGTGCATTTTTAGATAAAGGAGATCTTACGAGACAAGAGTTCTATGATTTTGTAAGAGACTTAAAATAATTTAACAGATCCAAATATACTTACTTGCTCTTTTGCGAGACGAGAGCGATTGTACATATATTCCTTCTCAACAGTATAATAATATCCTAAATTTTTATTTTCAGGTACTAATGCCCATTTATCTATTTGATCTAATGGTGGTGCCGGGAACTCACAGTGATAAAATGTGTGAAGAGATCTTCTATAGTTTGTTTGTTTAGATCTATGACATACTGCATGATTAGTTCTATGTTCGTTCACATTACTCGGGCAAAATATTAATACACTATTAGGAAGATAAGGTAGCGTCATCAAACAATCTTTATCAAAATCTAATGAGTTTCCTTTTCCTGTATTAGGATACAATCGTGTTCCTATAGATTTATCATCACCTTCAACCGCTAAGTAATGCAAATGAGTAAAAAGTTTTTTCTTTATATCTGAGTGTATTGGATATTTCCACCCTCTAGTTATAACATCATATTCAGTTACAACACCAACTATATCTTGTGACTTATTAACATAATTAACATGCCCATATTTTTTTAGAAAATCAGCAAATTTAAGGTAAATAGCATCCTGCAAGTCTTTACTAGAAACAATATCACAATACTCCTGTAATGTCTCACCACCATAATTACTCGATATAGGGGAAATATCGTACCAGGTATTTAATACTTCTTGTATTTGACGACGACTCGCTCCAATTTGGAAATGGATACTAGTGGTTTCGTTAATGAGTTTTTTATAAAATGACTCCGGTACATACTCCTCGATGAACAAATATGGCCATGGATCTTGAATTAATTGAGCTTCGTTAATTTTATTTAATATGTGCTCTAGAGCGTTACTCATATATATATTTAGTTGATTTTCCAAATAAAAGACTATAATAAATAAATGGAGATTGGTGATATTATCAATCAGTATTTAGATGAAGCAAGAGTAGATACGAATCTTTCTAGATTAGACGTAACTTCTACTCAAGAGCAATTAATCTCTAATAAACATAAATGGGCTGCTAGATTAATTAATCATAAAATTAAATTAAATAATTTAAAGTTTAAGCGCTCTTCTACTATTGATGAATATATAACCGCTTATCAAGATAAAGAACCTATTCGAGTAAATAGATCTATAGCAGAAAGAGCAGTACAAAATAAAAAAGAAATAAAAATTATAGATCAAAGCATTGAAAATGAAGCACTTGTTATTAATTTCTTAGAAAATATATATAAAAATATAAGCTTCGCTACGAATGATATAAGAAACTTAGTAGAGTTAATAAAGCTTGAGACTCAATGATTAATATAACATTAAATTCAAACTCTCAAGCAGTAATAGAGGGACCTGAGTTAGATATTATTAGAGAACATTTTAGTGTAAAAAATGAAGCGGCACATTTCCAAAGAAGGTTTGGTAGGTTCGTACCACAGCGAACTTATGTAATTACTAAACAAGGAAAAACTGATGTTGGATTATTAATAGAAATTACAAAATTCTGTAAAACAAAAGATATAACAATTGATTTTACAAAAGAAATAAAAAACGTACTGGTACCTACATTACGTAAAGATAATATTATTAAGTATAATTTAAGTTTAGAATATAGAGAATATCAACAGGATATAATCAACAAATGCATCGACATAGGGAGAGGTACTGTAATCCTCGCGACTGCAGGTGGTAAGACTCTTACAATGGCGGGATTGTTAGAATTTTATTATAAAAATTATAGTAAAAATTTTAAAGGATTAGTTATAGTTCCAGACTTAGGATTAGTCGATCAAACTATGTCTGATTTTAAGCAATACAATGTTTCCTTTTCTACTACTATATATACAGGAAAAAACAAATTAAATTTATCTAATAATGTTATTATTGCTAATTTAGGTATTTTACAAAGTTCAAAGCAAGATATATCATGGATAAAGCATATAGACTTTCTTATCGTAGATGAAGTACATAAAGTAAGAAGAGGAAATAAAATAAATAATATTCTTAAGAGAATAGATACATCCCATCGATTCGGCTTCACCGGGACCTTACCAGACGAGTTATTAGATAAATGGAATATATTTGGTAAAATAGGACCTCAATTATTTGAAAAAAAAGCTTACGAACTAAGAGAAGAAAAATATGTTGTTCCAG